CCATTCGATCAGCTTTTACGGAGCTAGATACTATTCTTCTCATACTAGCAAGGGCGCTTTGACCGGCCGGTGTTTTGCCGTAAGCAGATACTGCTCTTGCTCCTTGGGCTATGCCACCTATTAATGGTGCGACCATTATTTTTTACCTCTGTTTTTCTGGGCGATTTTTTTCTGCAAAAACGCAGGCAATTTTTTTTGCTTCGCAGTTAGTTTAGTAGGCTTCTTAAGGTTTTTCTTGTTAGTTCCTGGCATAGCAATTACCTCTTGTGTTTACAGCCGCAATCTTTCTTTTTCTTGCGCTTTTTACGTCCGACTTGGACAGTTTTAGGGTTCTTGGCGTTATACAACTTAGTAGTGGCCATTAGCCCTCCGAAGATGGTTCTAAATAGTTTGTATTTTGTCCAGCTAGCTTTAGTAACTCGGCGTCTGACATGCGTTCTAGTTGTTTTGTGCCTTGAACGTTGATATTTATCTGTGTGGAGTTGTCAGGTGTAGCTAAACCATGCAATTTTACTAGCGAATCTACAGTGTTCTTCATTTCTGTGGCGTTTGCCGAAGATGTGTACGCTTCCATGTACATCATGTGCGCGTTTTCGCGCTTAAAATTTACGGTTTCGCGCATTTCTTCGCGTAAGAACTCTAAAGCCTTCGCTGCAGCGGGTCGCCGTGCAGCTTCACGCGCTGCATTGGGCGTTGCATAACCGGCTGCTCGCCCTGCGGCGGCAACAGACATGCCGCTGGCCACTAATTGCACTAGTTTTTCTTGTTGGACAGTAAGGTCGTTAATATTTAGGCCCATGTAGGGCATAAATGACTGAAATTCTGTGTGGGACAGCTCGGCTTCAGTTGAGAAGTCGCTTGTCTCGCTTGTTTTCTCTAAGTTGCTCTCTAACATTAGCATCTCTGTAGACAAAAACTGGCTGATTAGTGCCAGCATCAGGGATAGAGTTCTCTAACCAAGCCTCAACTTCGTCTTTAGACCAGTCTTGAGCTTGTAGAATCTCTACAGCTAGATCAAAATCGTACGCTAATACCTCTTGGCCGCTTGATGTGCTAGATGCAGTGCCTATAACTGCGTCATCTAGACCTTCTATAGCTAAGAAGTAGTTAATATCGTATTCTAATTCCATAATAGTATTGGATGTTAGCCTAGTTATGTGTTAGTCACAAGAGAAATCGTGGATATTTTTGACCCACCAGTACAACATATCCTCAGAAAGGGTATGTTTTAAGAAATTTACACGGTACGCTACCAATTGTACGTTGTTTTTTGTGTAAGAACCATTGGGATCTATGCGATCTATCGACGCGTTAAACTCTTTTGCACCATCGCCGTCTCTGTGGTGTGTTAAGTAGACACCTGACAAAGCGCACCTGCCTTCTTGCTCTTCCCAAATCTTTTCTAAATCTTCGCTAGTTAGTTTGTATTCTATTTCTTGTAGTTTGTTGCGGTGGTATTTGGACTGGTTTATTAGATTGGCTAAATATGCGGCGGGAGAGCTACTGTGGCGCCTGCGCTTTCGCAGTTCCAGACAGTCTTGACATGTTTTTATTGTGCGCTTGCCTTCATTCGCTCTGAACGCGTCCAACGTTTTCTCAACGCCACACTTTGCGCACGTCCTTTTATCTGACATGTGCTAGAGTATACACGCTGTAAAAAAATTTGCAGGAAAAAAAATTTGAAAAAGTAATCTGAATCGCTCACGCATTGTTTTACCTGTACCCACAGACACACCCCCGCACCCTTTTTTGCTTTGGAACCTTGTTCTTGCAGATTTACCCCCTGGAACCTTGTATCAAAAAAACACTCCGCCTTCGGCGTCGTGATATGTCATATGTATGTTATTAATTGTTTATTATTTAATCAGGAGTACATCTTATGTTACCTACTATTACTAAAGCATCTGTTAAGCAACGCATCCTATCTACTATCCGAGTAATCGCAAACAACCCAGCCATCATCACTGGTGTTGTGGGTGCACTCGTGGTCTTCGAACTGGATACCATCGGTGACTTGGTTCACGACATGAACGCACTCATCTATGCGGACATCATGTTGCAGATGGACGGTCATTACTAGGCCGTCGTCACCTATCACTTACCAATTGTCTATTGTCTATTATCTAATCAGGAGTTCATCATGTTTAAACTTACCGTAATCATCTCTCTATACTTCATCAACTTCCTAATCGCTGGCCTACCTGGCCTCATGGGCGCTGCCATAGCGCACTTCGCACTTACCGCCATCGAGATGCGCAAGATCAAGCGCAAGATCGAGTTCAATGAGCAGTTGCTCAAGAACAATACCATCCTCAACCACATGAATAATGTCTGGAACAACCGTTCCGACAGAGTTTTCTACCCTGAAGACGACAACGAGTTCCGCCAAGAGGCTTGGAACGAGCACTACGACGACCGCGAAGCCGAGCAAGGACGGCCTGAAAACAACTAATAAATGCTGTGCACCCTTGTGCACCCTTGCAATTGCTTGGGTGCACGAAAATAAACAGTTGACAATCAACAACTTGCAATCATCTGTGCACCTTGTGCACGATGTGCACCATTTTTCGTACATGCTTTATATATATACCTTTATTTTATTAATACTACTAAATTACAACTTAACTTAAAAAAAGGGTGCACAAGGTGCACAAACACAATTAACAAATGGCAATCAACAACTTACGATTGCTCAATGGTGCACAGAATGGTGCACGAAATGGTGCACAGACCCACTCAATGGTGCACAAACTAGGAGATCACCATGAATAACATCCAAAAGGTTTCACACACAGTAACTAACAACAACTCAACTAGTGGACACGACGTAGGCGTAACGTGGTATGAAGTCGTCAATCCACACTGGATCGCTAGCCTGGATGCCCGTGGCGTAGAAGGTATGAAAAGCCTTCGCTTTAACATCAACATGCGTCAATGCTGCCCAGAACTTGACCATCACGATGCTATCAACTCTGTCCGTCGCAGAGATGGCCGCTACTTCATCGAAGCACTTGACCTTTAACTTTGGAGATCACCATGACTACAACCTTTATCATTGGATCATTAGCTATCTACATTCTCATAGAAGCATACTTTGGAGGAGACGATCATGAATAAAAATCGCTATGCAGTATCAGCACGGTACAGACGCAAGCATCGCTTGCTTACACGCAGACAACGGATGCTTAGGAAGACGCTGTCTTACGCCGCAGAGGCGTTAGCAATCTTCACAATCTGTCTAGGCTTTGCAATGATCATAGTGCAAGGCTTAGGTATAGCTACATACTTCTAGCGCCATTGCCTTCGGCAAATGACGGTAAGTCAACTCAATGTTATTAATTATTTAAGAGGTGCTTATGGCTACTGTAGTCCATGTTAAAGATAAAGTTCCTAACGCTGTGTACATCGGCCGAGGTAGCGAGTGGGGTAACCCATATCGCATCGGGCCTGATGGCACTCGCGAGGACGTTATAGCAAAGTATAGAGTCCATCTTTGGAATCGTTTAAAGCACGATCTAACTGGCTATGAACTTATGTGTAGGTTAGCGGATTTGCATGGCAAGCAACTAGCTTGTTACTGCTCCCCTCAACCATGCCATGGCGATGTGCTAGTACGAGCTGCTGCTTGGGCTAATGATTCTATCCATCCCTTTGCCGACTGACTCCTTCGTCGCAGTCGATATGTCAACTCAACATTATTAATTACTTAATGGAGTACATCTTATGTTCAAAGTTATTGTTGCAGGCTCAAGATCTTTCAACGACTACGATCTGCTTAAGCGCAAGCTTGATCATCTCTTAGCTAACAAAGATCTAGCCACTGTCCACATTGTCAGCGGCACAGCACGCGGCGCTGATCAACTTGGCGAACGCTATGCCAAAGAGCGCGGCTGCCAACTCGATCTCTTCCCAGCTAACTGGGCAAGATACGGCAAGTCCGCTGGCTACGAGCGCAATGCCCGCATGGCCAGCCACGCAGATGCACTCGTTGCATTCTGGGATGGCAGCTCACCTGGCACTCGCAACATGATCACTACCATGCAGGCCTTGGATAAACCTGGCCGCTTGGTCGAGTACGATAACCCACAACAGCCTCTATTCTAGGGGCAAGGATAGCTTATGAATACAATACCGACTGAGCTTCAAGAGCTCATAGATGAAGCTGATTCTATACGCCGAGCGATAGACAATAATGAGCTGACTTGCGAAGAGACCAGCACATTTGAGAACATCCTCGATGCTATAGAAGACGACATTCTCGCCTACGATTTCATCCCTAGCGGCAGCGAAGATTGGGATGAAGACATACCATTCTAGGGGCTTCGGCCCTTAGTTCGCATAAACCTATCAGCGTGCGCTTTCAGCGTGCCACAAACCAGTCCGTCTTATCATCTAGATCCTAAAAGATAAAAGATGCGCCATTGCCTTCGGCAATTGGCGATATGTCTGGTGTCTGTTATTAATTATATATTAGGAGTATACAAAATGATCGATACTAATACCCAAGCTTGGATGTCAGCAGCTCAAAACAACATAGTCATATCTGATTTTGACGCAACCGACGTGATACTAGAAGTATCTCCGTACTGCGTCATGCATTCAGCAGCTGGCTACTACGTAGGACAAGTATGTACTGAGTGGGATTGGGACTGCGACATGTTCATACCACAGCCATGGTCACGCGACACCGAGTACATGGCAGAGGAAGATGCATACCGCACTCTGGAACGTTGGGAACAA